TACTTGATTTGCGCATTGCAAAACGATCCCACTTTGGATCGCCCCAACAAAAACCGACCAGTGCAGAGCATTGTGGAACGACAACTGCAACTCATAGGTTGCAAGTATGTGGACGAAGTTTGGGTGTACAACACCGAAAAAGATCTAGAAGATCTGTTGTTGATCCTGCCCATTGACGTGCGCATCTTGGGTGTAGAGTACGAAGGTCGGGAATTTACTGGTCGTGAGATTTGTCACAAGCGTGATATTGAATTGCATTTCAACGGTCGTGATCACTCATTCAGTAGCAGTGAACTACGCCAACGTGTGGCCACAGCCGAAGAGTTGAAAAAGAAATTAGAATCCTGGGAACCAGTGGGTGCAGATGACACAGGTGGTCCCAGTCCCAGATGATATTGTACGCAAATGGTTGCAGCCACACCGCGGCTGCCGAGGCAGTTGTACCTGCGGCATTTGCCAAGGATGATGGTCGGGCAGGAATAGATCGTCGTCCACATCCTGTAAACTTAGCAGCCAGTTGGTGTACACAACTTGCTAAAAATCTAAATGCTGATTTAGTTTGTGACGCAGAATCTGGTTCCAGCAATGATCGTATACTAAGAACCACCCGCCAATGGCTTGATAACAACGATCTTGCCAATGTGTTTGTTGTGATACAATGGACCACATGGGAACGAGAAGAGTGGTTGCACAAAGGAACCTATTATCAAGTCAATGCCAGCGGAGTTGATTGGGTGCCACGAGAACTACAAACCCAATACAAGCAATATGTGGCCACGCATGATTACTGGGCAAAGACTCAGGAATGGTACAAAAAAATCTGGGACTTGCATTGTGAGCTCCAGGGCCAAAAAGTAACACATTTGTTTTACAATGGATGGAGCACATTTAGTGATATCCCAGACAAAAGAGATTTTGGTACGAATTATCTTGGTCCTTACGATCAAGATCTCAGTTACAATTCTGTACTGGTAAACAACGGTTTTGAATGGGTCTCCCCAAATTCTTACCATTTTGATGCCAAAGGCCATTGCTTTTGGGCCAAGTATCTGTTACAATACATCAACAAACACAACTTGGTGACACACAATGCGCTATCTACTGATTGATACCTCTAACATGTTTTTCCGTGCGCGGCACCAAGCGCATCGTGCCGCAGACACATGGACCAAACTGGGCTTTGCCCTGCACCTCACCTTGATGAGTGCAAACAAAGTGGCACGTGATTTGGGTGCTGATCATGTGGTATTTGCACTGGAAGGACGTAGCTGGCGCAAAGATCACTACCGACCCTACAAAGCCAACCGCGCAGTGGCACGTGGACAAATGAGCGAGTCAGAAGCAGAAGAGGACAAGCTGTTCTGGGAGACCTATGATGAGCTGACTAAATACTTGTCTACAAAAACCAACTGTAGTGTGATCCGTTGTGCCACAGCAGAAGCAGACGATATCATTGCACGTTGGATTGCATTACACCCCCAAGACGAACACGTTATTGTTAGTTCAGATAGTGACTTTGTGCAGTTGATTGCACCCAATGTCAAATTATACAATGGCATCAACGATCACTTGTTCAGTCCCGAAGGTGTCACAGACGCAAAAGGCAAAAACTTGGCATTTACTATTGAGAGCAACTCAAAGATCAAGGTTGGCAAACCCGACGCTGACTTTGTGCCTCCCGCTGACTATCAAAAGTGGGTGTTGTTTTTGAAGTGCATGCGTGGCGATCCTGGCGACAATGTGTTCTCGGCCTACCCTGGTGTGCGTGTCAAAGGTACAAAGAATCAAGTGGGACTGACAGAAGCATTTGAAGATCGTGACCGTCGCGGCTATGCCTGGAACAATCTCATGTTGCAACGTTGGATGGACCATGAACAAACAGAGCGCAAGGTCTTGGACGACTATGAACGCAATCGTGTGTTGATTGATCTCACTGCACAGCCTGATGCAATCAAGGCCGTGGTAGACGAAGCCATACGTGAGCAGATTAGTCATCGAGATGTGGGCATGGTGGGTGCGCAATTTTTAAGATTCTGTGGCAAATATGAACTCACCAAACTCAGCGACTACGCAGATGCCATTGGTCGTTGGTTGAACGAAACATACAAAGGAGTATTGGATGATCGAAGCAAAACCCATAGTGGATAAAAAGTACTGGATCCTCAAGCAGGATGATCGCAAGATTGGTGTGGTCGAAGCCGAACACGATGGCTACACTGTACGCATACATGATCAAGTTGGCAAATTCAAAACCATTCCCATGGTGCGTAAAAAGGTAGATATTGAATTTGTTCCACCTGAGAAAACCACCCGGCCTGCACTGGATCAAGTGCATGGTTTTGAAACTGGTTGTAGAGCATTCAATCCCATGTGGGATGTCAAACACCGATTACCATTGTTCACAAAAGAACGCAAATCCAAGTCTTGGCATGCCGCAGGTTGGTATGCTGTGAAACAACATCGTGCCTGGAAACTACTTCGTAATCCAAAGTTGATTGTGTTGGAACGCTATCAATACCAAGGACCATTTCATACTCAGGAGGCAGCACGTGACAAATCCCTTTCGTGATCAAGAAAAATTCATGAGAGCTTGCGATCAATCCGTAGGCGAATTCAACAATGAACAATTCACATTGTATCTCAATCTCATTCGTGAAGAATACAATGAGTTATTTGAAGCCAACGCCGAAGATGACCGATTGGAAATGTTGGATGCCATGATTGACATACTTGTGGTCACAATTGGTGCCATACACTCAATGGGTGCTGACGCCGAGGGTGCATGGAAAGAAGTCATGGCCACCAACTTCAACAAGATTGACAAGCAGAGTGGTCGTGTTCGCAAACGTGAAGATGGCAAAGTGTTGAAACCTCAAGGCTGGGTGGCTCCCGATCTTGCGCCATTTGTGGCAAGAAAATGAGTTTACACATACACAGATTTGTAGACTCAGTTCGAGCACACGAAGCCCGCGGACAACGAGACTTCTCCATGCCCATGCGTGATGCCAAGGATTTGCATGCAGATATAACCAAACTGCTGTTGACCTTGGAACAAATGCGCGAGCAGTCGGCACGTGCGGCAGAAGTTGTTGAAGTGCAGATTACAGGGGGTAGTTTTAAATCTGCATAGTTATTGGCATAAATAAACGTGGAGTTTAATATGTCAAGACCAAAGCCAACAGTGCTGATCGAGCACACCAACAAACAAACCTACAAGACCGAGCAAGTGCTGGCTAGCGAAGGTGTGTGGGCAGTGTTCTTTGATAGCAAGCCTATTAACCTAAAGACCAGTAACTTGCTCACACAATTTCCTGGTCCCAAGTACAAAAAGGTATCGTTCTCCAACCCCGGACACGCTATCAACTTGGCCAGAAAACTCAACACACAATTTCGAACAGACAAGTTTGCAGTTGTGCTGTTAACGCAAGGGGATAAGATCTATCCCAATGCTCAATAAACTCACACTCACTCAAGAACTCATAACACGTTATCCTGATGCGCCACCTCTTGACAAAGCCATGCGTTCATGGTGGCAGAACATTCAAGATGATGGTGGCCTGCGACTCACATACGAAGGCTTCTATGTGTTTGAGAACCTGTTGGAACTCAGCAGTTACACATTTGAACTGCCAGAAAAGTTGTTGACTCCCAAGAACCTGCTGGCCTTGGATCGCCGCATGACCTGCCCTTACTACATGGTCAACAATCGCAAGCTGAACAAACTGGTCATGTTCGGCAGCCGGGAAGCCATGATGGCCACACTGCATGGCGACATGCAAAGATTTATCACAAGTTTATCCTATTAATTTGGTAATACTTTTGTAGTACTACTCGGTGGTTGACCAAATATTCCCAAAATGCTATAATAATGGCATGATGAGAAAGAAACGCACTGACAGAACCCACATTGTGTACATGATCCAAATTGGATTGGAGTACTACATTGGTATTACCGCCAAAACTCAGCGCACCATAAACATGTCGCTTCGTAGTCGTGTAAACAAACACATCTACCGTAGCCGCACAGAAGACAAAAATTGGAACCTGTACAATGCAATCCGCGCCGCAGGCGAATCAGCTGTGAACTATGCAATCGTGGACATTGTGCGTGGCAAAGATGTTGCACACAAGCTCGAGCGCGAGTTAATACAAAAGTATGCACCTGTGCTCAACACTGATGTGCGGGTCAAAGCGGTTGCTCAATAATGGGCAAACTGTTATAATAGTCACATACAAAGCAAAAAGGAGCCGCAAATGGAACAGTTCAAAAGTTGGGAAGAGATGACTGCACTTGAGCAAGCCCGTGAGACTTACTGGGACATGTACAAGGACGCATATGGCCATCGTCCCCGTGGTGTTGACACCAGCACTTGGACCCTTGAAGAATTTGAGCTGGAGTTTGCGAGCTTGGGCTCTGTGATCCAGCGTGAAGAAGCTGACCGCAAG